GCAGAGCGGGAGTACAAGGAAGCCTACGAAGCGGGTGACACGGAGAAGATGATCACCGCGCAGAAGAAGATTTCCGAAGCGGTGGTCGGCAAGCGGGAGATAGAGAACTACCAACCCCGCTATCAGCCCCCTTTACAAGAGCCAGAAATTCCGGTAGAAACTCGACAACAACCGCAAATTGTTCCTGACGAACGCACCCGTCAGTGGGTAACGGATAACCAATGGTTTGACCAAGACCCAGTCATGAGAGGTGCTGCCTTTGGTATCCACGATGAACTCGTCCGTAGTGGATATGTCGCTGGTTCGGACGCCTACTTCGAGCAGATCGATGCTCGCATACGGGATGCATTTCCCAACAAATTCAGGTCTTCAAAACCTGCCGCCAATGTTGTCGCTCCTGCTTCCAGAGCAGCAGCGGGATCAAAGAAGATCACCCTGACGAAGACTCAGGTCGCCATTGCAAAGCGACTTGGAGTTCCTCTGGAAAAGTATGCTGAACAAGTCGCAAAGGAGATGACAAATGGCTGATCGTACACCACGAGACCAAGAGACTCGCGAACAAGGGATGAGGAAGAAGGCTTGGACACCACCTTCGCTCCTACCAAATCCCAACAAGGAAGACGGTTATTCGTACCGCTGGATTCGTAAATCGATTCTAGGACAATCGGATGATCGAAACATGATGTCCAAGCAGGATGAAGGGTGGGTTCCTGTTAAACGGGAAGACCACGCTGAACTGCAATATCCCGGCAAGTCCACTGGACTGGTCGAGATCGGTGGGTTGGTACTCTCCAAGACGCCAACGGACTTTGTCGAGCAGCGTAACGATTATGTTCGCAATCAGACAGACGCCCAAACGCGAGCTGTAGACGCCAATCTTATGAAGGAAAATGATCCTCGGATGCCGCTGTTTAGTGAACGTAAATCAACCACTAGCAGAGGCAGAAGGGAATAAGGAGTAAAACATGGCTTATCCTGAAGTCTCTGCCCCCTACGGCATGGTTCCTGTGAACCTGCTGGGCGGTCAGGTGTACGCAGGTCAAACCCGTGACCTACCGATTGGTCAAAACGAAACGACCGCCATTTTTTTTGGCGATGTGGTTACGTTGAACGCCAGCGGTAATATCACCAAGGTTGAGACCACGGCTACCGCGACCACCATCGGTGTATTCCTCGGATGCACCTACATTGATCCCAACACTTCGCAACCGGTATACAAGCAATACTACCCCGGCGGTGTGGATGTGGCGGGAATTTCGGCTTATGTGCAAGATGATCCCGATCAGTTGTACAAAGTCGCTGTGGTTTCCACTGGCACAACCATTGGATTCCTCACTCAAGCCGCTGTTGGTAAGAACGTGTCACTGGTGCAAAACACTGGCAGCACTACCAACGGCAATTCGAAAAACGCAGTCCTAAGCACGACCGATACAGAGACCACTCTGCCGATTCGTGTGGTGGACGTTGTTCCCGAGACCGCCATTGCTGGCTATCCGGGTTCTTACACAGAGGTGATTGTCCGTTTCAACTTCGGCATCTCCCTGTATGAGAATGCAACGGGAAGGAGTTAATAAATGGCTATCTCTCGCGCACAGCTACTGAAAGAACTGCTCCCCGGTCTGAACGCATTGTTCGGTCTGGAATATGAGCGTTATGGTGAAGAACACAAAGAGATTTTCGAAACCGAAACCTCTGAGCGTTCCTTCGAAGAAGAAACCAAACTGTCGGGCTTCTCTGCCGCGCCGGTCAAAAACGAAGGCTCTGCCATCGCTTATGACAACGCGCAGGAAGCATGGACTGCTCGTTACCAGCACGAAACCATCGCGCTTGGTTTCAGCCTGACCGAAGAAGCCATTGAGGACAACCTCTATGACTCGCTTTCGTCGCGCTATACCAAGGCACTGGCTCGTGCCATGTCGTACACCAAGCAGGTCAAAGCGGCAAACGTCCTGAACAACGGCTTCTCGTCCACCTATACCGGTGGCGACGGTGTCGAACTGTTCTCGACTGCTCACCCTCTGGTCTCCGGTGGCACGAACTCGAACGAGCCAGCCACCCCTGCCGATCTGAACGAGACTTCGCTTGAAGCCGCCGTTATCCAGATCGCAGCGTGGACCGACGAACGTGGTCTGCTGATCGCAGCAAAACCACGCAAGTTGGTTGTACCGCCAAGCCTGATGTTCGTGGCTACCCGCCTGTTGGAAACCGAACTCCGTGTCGCGACCAACAACAACGACATCAACGCACTCAAGAACAATGGGTCGATCCCGGAAGGTTACACAGTTAACCACTTCCTGACCGACAATAACGCATGGTTCTTGACCACCGACGTTCCTAACGGTCTGAAGCACTTTGTGCGTACCCCGTTGGCAACCTCGATGGACGGTGACTTTGATACCGGCAACGTCCGTTACAAAGCCCGCGAGCGTTACAGCTTCGGCTGGTCTGACCCGCTGGGCGTCTTCGGCTCGCCCGGAGCGTAATGAAAAGGGGAGGGGTAAAACCCTCCCTTTTTTCGTTTAAACGCAGTATCATGTTCCCATCTAGGGATTCAACTCTTATCGACTGACCTAGCAGACTTTGTAGAGACGATAAGAGGATGTGCTACAACACGAAAGGTTGATCATGGCAATTTCCACATTTGATGGTCCGGTTCGCTCGCTTAATGGTTTTTACGCGCAGGGTCCGGGCAATGTCGTTTCTATCACCTCCAGCACCACGTTGACCGTAGCGGCTCATGCTGGCAAGACTTTGAAGGTAGGTGGCACGTTAGCCTCCAATCTGGTCATTACGCTTCCAGCAATCAATACCTCGGCATCTGCTGCATCGGCTGGTCCGGGAACCGATCCAAACACTTTAAACAATCAAGGCGCGACCTTTACCATTTGGGTAGACGCAACGATTGCGACCTCTTCGGTAAAAATTGCAACTGATGGCACTGACAAGTTTATTGGCTCGGTTCTGTCGATTGATTCGGATTCGTCTGGCGCGATGGCTGGCTTTGTTCCTGCCGCTGCCAACGACTTCATCAATCTGAACGGCTCTGACACTGGCGGTCTTGTTGGCACTTGCATCACTATTACCTCGTTGACCACCAATAAGTACATGGTCAATGGCGTTATCGTCTGCACTGGTACTCCTGCTACGCCGTTCGCGAACTCGTAATAGGAGGCTGACATGGCTTCCATGCAATATGATGTATTAGCGTCAAAGCCGCGAACGACTGACGGTCAGATGAAAGATCAAAACGACAACGATTTGCTTCGTTGTCGGATTAAGGCTGTTTATGGCGTATCAGGTGCTGCTGCTGGTTCCGTTGTCTTTAAAGATGGTGGGGCAAGCGGCACAATCCTGATGACTATGAATTCGCCGACAGCCGCAGCTTCTGGCACTTTCTGGCTTCCAATGCCGGGGGAGGGCATTCTGGTTGAGACTAACCTTTATGTAGACCTGACGGATGTCGCGTCCATCATGGTGATATACGGGTGATGTCATGCAATCAGAAGCCTCCTTCAACCTGCATGGCAAGAAACTGTTCATCGGGTTGCCAGCCTATGACTTCAAGGTCTCGGTCAAGTTAGCAATTGCGCTTGCCGAGTTCTGCGTCAAAGCGCAGCAGCACGGTATTCAGATTCAAATCTCCAACGTCTCGGGATGCTCCGTGGTATCCCGAGTGCGGAATATTATTGCCAACGAATTTCTTGAGTCAGACGCCGACCATCTCTTTATGGTCGATTCAGACATGACGTTCCAAGCGGACGATGTTATTCGTCTATTGGCATGGAGTCAGACCAAGCCTATCGTGGCAGGTGTGGGAGCCGCTCGCAAGAAAGAGAAGGTCTACTTCTCTTCGCTCGATCAAGACGAAAACGGCAACATCTTTATGGACAAGATGGGGCTGGTCAAGGTTAAGCGCGTAGGCACTGGCTTCATCATGATTCAGCGCAAAGTCTTTGAGACCTTGCGTGACGCACACCCAGAATGGAAGTACATGGACCAGAACACCAACAAGGTGCTTCAGTCTTTCTTTGATTTCCAATCCACCCCGGACGGCTACATTGGCGAGGACTACGTCTTCTGCGACCGCGCTCATCAGCACGGCTTTACCGCTTGGGTAGACCCGACCATCAAGCTAGGTCACATGGGTGTCCATGAGTTTGAGGGCGCGTTTGGTGAGGACTTCTTGTATCCGCTGTTAAAGCCGATGGAAGAGGAAAGGCAGGTTGCCAATGGTTAAGCCTGTCAAAAAGTCTTCAATGACCTGCAATTCGCCTCGGGCTACCCCGACTCATCCCAAGAAGTCGCACATTGTGAAGGCTTGTGAAGGCGGCAAAGAGCGCGTCATTCGCTTTGGTCAGCAGGGTAAAAAAGTTGGAACTGTATCTGGTACGGCAGGAAAGCCCAAGGCGGGCGAGTCTGATCGTATGAAGGCAAAGCGTAAATCGTTTAAAGCGCGTCATGGATCAAACATTGCCAAGGGCAAGATGAGCGCGGCGTACTGGGCTGATAAGGTGAAGTGGTAATGGAGATGATGATATGGAACGTGA